GAACTTAGAAAAGTTAATATTAAATATGAGTCTAGACCAGGATACCCTTTATATCCAAGTTTGGGTATAAATAAATTTATTAATGTGCTAGGTTCAAGACTTACATCGTTTGGAGCGGAAGTTTATTTGATTAATAACGCTGGAACCTGGGTGCCGTTAGATGATTCGTCATTACACTCATTTAGCGTAATTGGAAACTATGTGGTTACTTCAGGACAGCATGAATATACAGATAAGGCTTTGAATGAATACTCTACGCCAGAGCCAGTAATATTTCAATCCACATGGATTCAAAAAGAAGATGATGCAAAAGCTATATCAAATTGGATAAAGACCCTATGGTCAAAACAACAGTCTGTAGTTTCCATGCAAGTCTTTGGGAACCCTTTGATTTCTGTTGGAGATATAATTACAATTAATTATCCTTCAAATAATCTGGATGGTACACAAAAATTTGTTGTCATGAATGTAAATAATTCATTTAATCAAGGATTGGAGACATCAATTACAGCTAGGACATTATAGTCTGTAAATGGTATAATAAAAATATGGCAACTAATAGAGTATCTACTACCAGCGTCACAGCTGACGCACCTATTGCCCTGTATTCAAATTCTCCAGAAAATACTGATCTTAGCGGAAATTATAAAAGATTAATTCCAGGCAATACTGTTGGAGCCATGTATCTTGCTTCGGGAGATATAGGATATAATGAAACAGATGGAACTACAATTGTTATAGAAGAAGAGGCAGCAGCAGCGGCGGCAGCAGAAGGAACTAAAACTACACAAATTCCAAGAGCCCCATCTTTGTCAGACATACAAGTTGTTTCAAAAGATGTAATTTATGATGCATCAGGAAATCCATCAGTTCAAATAGTATTTAAAATTAAAAATTCAAGCGGTCAAAAGTTGAAAGCTATAAATGCAAGAGTGGAGTTATTATGATAACAAAGTTTGGAAAAAGATTTTTAACAAGTCATCTAGCAGGTTTAGTTGACTTTACAACAAAAGATATTGCCCTAGGAATAGGGAATACAGCTCCAAATCAATATGGAAATGACACTAGATTAGATTTTGAATTTTATAGACTGCCAGCAAATTTAAGTAGCATTGATATTAGATCTGCAAATATTACTAATATATCTGCTACAGGTTCAGTTGTAACTTATACTGCAGATAATAATTTTAGTGTAGGGCAAACAATAAAAATAACTGGAGTTACTCCAACACAATATAACATTTCATCAGCATTAGTAGCTTCTGCATCAAGCTCTCAATTTACAATTGCATCTTCTGCAAGTGGAGCCTACACGTCTGGCGGATATGCATCCTCATATTCAGCAATATTTTCAGCAACAATTCCACAAGATATTTCAGGAGTTATTTCAGAAATTGGACTATACCCAGGTTCAAGAAAATCTGCAAATAACTTTGATAGCAAATTTATAACATCATTTGATAACAATTTAAACTGGACAGATGGTTCTTATAATCCACAAATAACTTATAACTCAGGTATATTTCAATCTAAAATTGGAGACAATATGATTGCAATTACAACAACTGCCAGCACATCAAAAGAATATGCAAATTCTCAAACATATTATGATATTTCAGGATATAGCGTAAATGATAGTATTGCTATTGCATATAAAAAAGCTGACTCTAACTTATCAAAAATTAGAATAAAATTTTATAGTTCTAGTACCTCATATTGTTGGGTTGATTTTACACCAGCTGCGGGCACAGGAGATCAGATACAGTATTTAACTTTAAATAATTTATTTGCAAATACAACAGCAACTCCACCAGATTTAACATCTATAATTAAAGTTGGTGTTGAAGTTACTGCAACTTCGGGCGGAAGTACAACAGTTTATTTTGATGGCATAAGAATTAATGATGAAGATACGTTTGATCCATACTATGGATTAATAAGTAGATCAATTCTTTCTGGATCAGACATACTAACAAAAGTTTCTGGAAGACAAGTAGACATAGAATATAAGTTAGCCCTGGAGTTTTAAATGGCAGATGGATTAAACGATCTTGCAATAGTTCCAATAACAAGCAGCGATAATAATTATTTTCTACGCAAGGTAACTGGTTTAAAAATTGATAAAACCTATTCATTTAAATTTCAGTGGGTGCTAGAAGATGGCACACTTAGTGATTGGTCTCCAGGATATCAAATTGCAACTCCTACAGAAAATGTGCCAAGCGCTCCTTCTGTTACAGTACCAACAACTTCAACAGGAAGCATTCCAGTAACACTTTCTTCTTTTCCAGCTAATGCAAAACGTGTAGATATATATGTAATAGGCGGAGAATTTGGTACAGGAAAAGTAGCAGATTATTTTTTATCAGCGGGTACAAAAAGTATAGCTGTTGCAGGTGGATCATATCAAGTTTCTTTAATAACCGTAACACCAAGTGGAATCAATGGAGATCCTACAAATACATTTACAATTAATGTTTCAACAGCTGGAGAAACAATACAGGCACCAACTAATCCAAATGGGTTTTCTATAGACAGAGTATTATCTGGAATTCAAGTAAACTGGGCTGGAACATATGCTAATGGAACATTTACTGGATTTGAAGCAATTAAAATATATGTAGGCAATTTAGCAACAGCAACAGTTGGAAGCTATAAAGAAGCTGGTGTAATGACGGGTAATAATGTAAAAAATGCAATTACAATACCAGTAGATGGAACATATTTAAGATACAACCAACCAGTTTATATACATGCAGCAGCAGTTAATAAAAATGGAACAGTAGGAACAATTCAAGCAAATGTTGCAAGTGACAGTTTGGGTGCAAGATCTGCAATTGCAAGTGATCTGGCAGATCAAATTATTAGCAATGCAAAACTTGTTGATGATGCAGTAACTGCTGCTAAAATTGCAACTAGTGCTATAACAACAACAAAAATAGCAGATGATGCAATTACAACACCTAAGCTTGTTGCAAATGCAATTACTGCTGATAAAATAGTTTCTTCTGCAATTACAGCAGATAAAATTGCAACAAATGCTATAACTGCTGGAAAGATCTTAGCAGGAACAATTGATGTAAGCAAATTAGCTGCAGGAACAATATCAGTAAATAATCTAGAAGCTGGCTTAATCACTTCTACATCTTATATTCGTGCTGGAGGATCTACTGGCGCAAGAGTAGAGCTATCTAGTTCTAATATTTCTGGTGGTCCATCTGCAGGATTTTATATTTATAACTCAGCGGGAACTGCCATATTAAGTGCTCCTTTAACTGGTGGTCTTTCAATAACTGGTGGAGGATCTTTTACTGGAGATATATCTGGAGCAAGTGGAACATTTGCGGGCAACTTAACTGCTAGCAATGGATTATTTAGTGTTAATAATGGAATACTAACCGCACAATCTGGAACAATTGGCGGTTGGGATATAAATGGAACACAATTAAGAAGTACAGGTTCAAATTATATTACATTAAATCCAATAACTCCTAGAATTTCTTTAGTAAAAACAGTAGCAGATCAATTTGGTGGTGCTGGAACAATAACAATTGATCCAGTAGAGGGAATTAAAGATTCTGCTGGTAATTTTCAATTAACGCCAGGCGGCATTTTAACATTAACAGGAAGTATTACTGCAAGTGCACTTATTATAAATGGTTCTAATTATATTAATAGCAGCGGCGGATTTTCTTTAGGCGGAGGCATTATGACTTACTCGGGTTCAGATATTCTTGTTGGAGCAAATTTTAAATTTGTACCAGATGCAAATGGAATGTATCCTAGAATTATTAACGATGATAATGATTATGGTAATTCAAGTTCTGTTTCTATAAATACAAATGGAGAATTAACAAGAGGTAGAACATTTTATTATGGATCAAATGTTATTCCAGGCAGCGGTAATACATCTAGAGCGGTATATAACCGTGCAACAAACTCATATCAAACGATTGATTTTGTTGCGGGAGACATATGGATGACGGTAGATTAAATGGCTTGGTATATTTATAAAGGATATCAATATATTCCAGGTGTTGGATATTATGCTCAATGGAAAAAAATTAAAAATATTTATAGAAAAACTACACCAGCAAGCTATGCTGCCACTAGCGTAACAAATTTTACAGATGCATCTAAAGAATGGCGTAGACATGCAGGATTTTATAGAAAAACTTCTACGGGGTGGAGAAGAGTTTTTACAAAAACATCTACAGGTGTTGTTTTTACAACAGCTCCAGCAATTCATGAATATTCATATCCATATCCGTACGGACCAAATAATGGAACAAGCGTATCCTCACCACAATATGCCGATACAATATTGTATGGTAAAGATGGAATATGGACGCCAAGAAATGAATACTCGATTGGAAGAACTTTTTATGCATCATATGCTCCAGACGGAGCTGCAAAATTTCAGGTAGATACTAACGATGTATTTAATTTAGGTACAAATGGCTATAAAGATTATTTAGATGAAAATACAAACTATGATCATTTAGGTTATGGGTTATATTTATATTACAAAATGAATATTGTAAATTATGGAGATACCGTAACTTCATTAGCAGGCCCAGTTAAACTTATTAAACATGAGCCAGTATTTAATAGTGTTAATCTAACTGGAACGGCAACTGTAGGAAGCACACTATCTGGAACTTATAGTTTAGAAAATAAATGGTACAACAGCCCTGATATATCTTATAGAAATGTTTCATATATAAGATGGTGGAGAAGCACTACCACCAGCCCTGGCGGAACTTTGGTAAGAGAAGAGTATTTAGGAAACCATGTCAGTACAAATAATTCAACAAGCCTTCAAGGTTCTGATTCATATACAATTCAAGCAGAAGATGCAGGATACTACATAGTATTTCAAGTAGTTCCATATAATTCATACAACAAACATTATGGATATGATACATCTAATTCATATTCATCAAATATAATAAGTTCCCCAATTACAATATCTGGAGTAAATTTTACAGATAGTAATGGTCGGTCTGGTAAAAATGCTAGAGGAAATTTAGTTACTAGTACAACAACTTACTTAAATTGGACTGTTGGTGGAGTAACACCAAGTACAACATTTAGAGTTAGATATCGTGTATTAAATAATCAAAATAAATTATACTATAATCCAAATGACCCAAACACATCTTTAGCTGCTGGAAGCGCTTGGCAAACCTATACAAAAAATTATAATGGAACGGGAGACATAAGTAGTATTTCTATAAATGGTTCAACGGCTACCCTATATAATATTTTTACAATTAATTCAACTTTTAATGGATCAACATATGGTGGAGGAATATCAAGATGGTCATTCCAATATGAAATAAGCGTTGTTAATTCTTCGGGTACTAGATATTATTGGGTATATGGAGATTCAATATCAACATCTCAAGCAAATGATTATTGGGATATTGATCCTACAACAAATCCATCAATTGCCGCAAGTTCAACATCCATTGCTACTGGTGGATCTGTTACATTTACAGGTACATTTAATTCTTATCCCGCATCTCTAAGCTCATATCCTCATTCATATAGAATTAATTATGGTGACGGCACCGATTCTGGATGGATCTCTTTGAGTTCAGGCACAGCAAATCAATCATATAGTCAATCACACACATATAGTTACGCAGGATCATATTCTGCATATGTTGAAACTACACCGTCGTACACCACTAATTATGCATATGTTACAGCAGCAAACGCTCCAACAACACCCACAAACCTTTCTGGTTATGCAAATGGATCAGGGGCCACTCAATCAATTACTTTAAATTGGAATGCAACATCTGATGCAAATACCTATGAATTATTTTTTAATGGTAGTGCTACAGCGCCAACTGATTATCAAACTTATGCAGACTATAAAGGAATAACAACAAATACATATACAACCCCTGTAATATTTTCAGCTTCAAATACTTATTATTGGTATGTTAGAGGAAAAAGTAGTGCTGGAACATTTAGCCCATGGAGCTCAGTAGCATCTGTTACAACAAATACACAGGCTCTTGACGCACCTACTGGAGTTTCTGCTACAACAACAAGAACAGATGGAGTAAATATTACATGGAATGCAGTATCTGGTGCATCTTATTATGGAATTTGGTGGGGTGGAGCACCAGGATTTGATTATGCTCCAGATTTTCCAAATATTTATGCAACCAGCTATTTAGATACAAGTATATCTTCAGGATCATCTAGAGATTATTATGTAAGAGCATATACAGCAGCAGGCGTAAAAGGAAATTGGTCGACGGTAGCAAATGGAACTAGATCTGCTGCTGTACCAGTTCCTTCTACGCCAACATGGTCTTATGCTTCAACTAATAGTTCTGATTATGTGCTTTTAATTTGGAATCAAGTTAGCGGAGCAACATCTTATGAAATTTGGTGGGGTGGTCCTCCAGGAGATTCTTATACTCCAGATTTTTATCCAGGAAATACTAATTATTACTATGACTATGGAATAGGACAGGGTTCATCAAGAACATACTACGTACGTGCTAGAAATGCATCAGGTGCATCTTCATGGTCTTCTGGAATCACTGGAACAAGAACAAGTGCAGTGGCATCTCCTCCAACTGGATTATCAATTAATTTAAGTTATTCATCAGGACCTTCATGGAGCGGATCTTGGTCTGCATCTGGAGCAACTTCTTATTCTTGGTCATTCTATACAGCAAGCAATAGCTCAGGTAGCAATATGACATATAGAACCAGCGGTTCTGGAAGTAGCATGTATTATTCTGGAGGAAGCCAAGTTTGGGGTAAAGTTTATGTAACTGCAACAAATAGCGGCGGATCTATAAGCGGAGAAAGTGCATGGACATAGAATGATAGACATTTATGACAAACTAGATGCAATAAATAAAAGAATAGAAGCCATACAAATTCAAGTAGACTTTCTAGAGAATGAAATTGAATCTAATTCAATATGGGATGAGCCTGAAAAGCCATCAAGAGAGTATATTTTAAGCCAATATGTTTTAAGGCTAGATGCCTTAAACAGATTAAAAAATGCCTTGACACAATGATGTTAAATGGTATAATATGAAAGGAGGAACAAAATGACAACTACTTTAACAAACGAAGAAAAGATTGGAATTATTGATTTACACCTTAAGTCAATCGATTATTCCCTGTATGGTCTTGAGCTTGATCTAGCAGAAGCTAATGCAGTATCAAATCCAGACACAGATTTAATCTCTAGCATTACAACTAGAAAAGCTGCAGCAACTGCAAAAAGAAATGTTCTGATTGCAGAAAAAGAAACACTATCGGTAGGAGAATAAATTGGCAGATAAAGCTGAATTAGTTATAACTGCATTACAGCAACGTATTGGTGAGATTGTTTCAAACTATGAGACACAAATTGCCATTTTACGTGCAGAGTTAACACAAAACATGATTGAAAAAGAAGACAAGCTTAATGCTGTAAAAGAATACGCAGAACAAATGGAAACATTTGCAGAAGTTTCTGAGATTTAATTAGGAGAAATAAATGGCATTTAATGATGGAGAACCGATTGACGCTGCCAAACTTGGTGCGCTAGAAACATCTCTTGCAGAAATAAAGGCAAAGGTCCCCCAGTTTGGATCCTCTACTACAAATATTTCAATTGACAATACAAGCATTCAAACTGCCGTTGTGCCACAAATATTTGGAGGAATGTCTGGAGTTGTTGCTTTAAAACCAGGAACTACATCTACATTTACAATTAATTATGCTGCTGCTAAATTAACATCAGCCCCTAAGTCTATTACATTAACACCAGTAAGGGATGCAGCAATATCGCATCTTGAAGCTTATGTTGTAAAAGGCTCAGTTGGCACTACTACTGCAAGCTGTAAAGTTTATCAGCCTACAGGATATGCAGCTGGAAACACTTATTTTTATTTCTTAGTAGTCCAGCACTCATAGTATTGACAAACTCAATGAATATGTTACAATTACTGTAACATCAAAGTCACGTACCCGTGACTTTTTTACATATTAAGGCAGAAAATGAGCAACGATTTAAAATGGATGCTTTCATCCGATCAGCAGTTCCCGTACCAAGATGATAAGATGATTGCCCTATGGTTTAAAGTTATGAAATGGTTTAAGCCAGATGTTGTTGATTACTTAGGTGATACAGATGATCAAGCTTGCTATAGCAAGTATACAGAAGGAAGATCCGCAGAGTTTTTAAACTATCATAAGAATGATAGCAAAGATCTTATTGTCCCAATGATGCGACATGAAGCAAAAGAAGCAAGAGATTTTTATGCTAAGACTAGAGAGATGCTTCCAGATGCTCAACTATTTTCAGCGCTAGGAAATCATGATATTAGAGTATTTAATTATGTTGATGCAAAGCTACCAGATTATATTACTGAAGTTACACCAGAATCTCTTTGGAGTCTAGACTCATTGGGATATGAATATATTTATTACAATGAATTGCCAAAGCGTCGCTTTGGAGACATTCACGTTCACCATGGACTTTCTATTTCTGCTACAGGCGCAGTAAGAAAAGATATGGAAGATCTACAGGTTTCTTTAATTCGTGGTCACTCACACCGAATTGCTTCACATATGGTAACATATGAACTTAGAAACGGTGGCGAAGGAGAAACCCTTCGTGGATATGAAATTGGTCACATGTGTGATGAAAAGAGTGATGGAATGAAATATAGTCAGCACCACGATTGGCAAAAGGGATTTGCTGTTGCTCATATTGTAAATGACTATCCTCATATTCAAATGATTCATATTGCGCCAGATTATTCTTGTGTAGTTGATGGCAAGGTATTTACTCTATAATGTGGTGCAGCAAATGCGGAGGTAGAGTTTTTGTAGATAGAGTATTTTCTCAAAAACTACATATGGAATTATTTTGTATCATGTGCGGCAAACGCTGGATGTGTAATAAAGAGACGAGTTCTTTTGGAAAATGGCTAGACAAAAAAGAAACAGCAAACTCAAAAAACTACGGTATTTCTTCTTAAACGATAAAATACATAAAGTAATTAAATCATCCAGATCAAAAGATGAATTAATTGCTTGGTGTTATCCAGATAAAAAAAGAGTTATGTATTCATACTCACAAGTTGAAAAGTATATGGGTAAAGCTTACGGGATGAAAGATGTTTCTGCATTATTAAATAAACATACGGTTACTTTACATGATTATATTTTAGACGGTAAAATTAAAGCCCCTCAAAAAATATATCCAATTGGTGATCCAGATAATAAGAACTGGTCTAAGTATATGTTTTGTGAAAAAGATATATTAGAACTACATGAGTTTATATTAGACTCAGGGCACTCTGGAAATGTTCCTTCAAAAACAGAGCTTTTAGGGCTTCTCAAACACAACATTATATTGTATACTAAGACAGATAGCGGATTTATACCAGTATGGAAGGCGGAGTAATGAATTCTTGTGAAGAATGCGGTAGGGATTTAGGTGCGAAGGCTAAGGTGTATCCAGTTGTTATGCAACCAGATATCTTTGCCATTTGTGTTAAATGTATTAATAAGTTTGAGTTTACTCCAGTTTGGAAAGCAGAATAATGGCAAGTAGCAGAATTGTAATTTGCCCAGTTTGTAATAAAGAATTAGAAGTCAGATCAGATTTTGCCCATATGACATTATCTAACCATACAAATAAGGAGCATAAGTGACAACGAGAGTTAAGGTGGACCTATCGTTCACACGAAATCTAGGTAATTACGAAAGCATTAAGATTGGCGTAGGCATTGAAGATGATCTTCGAGACGGAGAGAATGTAGATACAGCAACAGAGAGAGTCTATAAGTTTGTTGAAGATAAACTTATTGAAAAAACTCGTGAGGTGGAAGAAGAATTAAAACGTGGCAAATGACAAAGAGCCATATGTACTAATTGGATTATACCTATCTATGTACAAGGAGAAGTATAATAAATCGCTTACTGTAAACAAGTTTAGAGAGAAGTGGGCTATGAATGATGTTATAGAAAGTGTTGGGTTTCAACGTGCTCAGGAGCTTCTGATATACTATTTTTCTACCAATAAGCAGGGGCACCCATTAAATTTCTTCTATAACAACTTTGACAGAATTGATGCATTGAATAAAGAAATTAAGAAAGACAAGTTTAACCGTAGCATTCTATTGAATGAGACTAAGAAGATGGTGGAGGGCGAAGAGTGAATACAGAAGCAACACTAATATCTGCTGTGTGCAAGAACAAAGATATCAGCACACTACTGGCAGACAATGTAGATGAGCTTTTTACATCACATAGAGATATTTGGGAAAGCCTAAAGTCATACTATTATAAGTTTAAAGCAGTTCCTGAAGCAGGAGTTCTTATGGAGCGCCATAAAGACTTTGAGCCAGTAGAGGCTAAGGCAGAGACTGGTTACTATTTAGACATATTAAAGAATGAGTTTATCTCAAACAAACTTAAGACAATTATTATTCGTGGAGGATCTGCGCTTAAAGAAGATGCAGCATCTAGAGTTCTTGCACAAATGCAAAGCGACCTTGCTAATCTAAGTAGGTATACTAATAACGTAAGAGATTTAGATATTGTTGATGTTGAAAATGCTGCACGACATTATCAAGCAGTCAAAGATCGTTCATCTATAATGGGCGGAGCCCCTGGTATTCTAACTGGATTTGAAGCAATTGATAAAGCATATCCAACAGGAATGGCACCAGGACATTTAATTGTTGCAATTGGTTGGCCAGGAAAAGGAAAGACATGGTTTACCGCTTACCTTGCATGCAAGGCATGGGAACAAGG